GTTAAAATCTGACAAGTACAAAGTTGATAGAGGTGTTTATAAATTGCCTCTTAAAGATGATGATACTGCTGTTGTAGAATCTACACCAAAAGTTGAATCTACGTCTGATACAAAGGCCGCATATATTGTTAGTTCGTTAACTGACAATGTTGTTCCTGCTAAAGATACTGACTTTGTTAAGTTTGGTAACTATACAGATATTAACAGTATTGTAAAATCTAAAAAATTCTATCCTGTATTCATCACAGGTCTTTCTGGTAACGGTAAGACACTTGCTGTAACACAGGCGTGTGCTGAGGCAAAACGTGAAATGATTAGAGTTAACATTACAATTGAAACTGATGAGGACGATTTACTTGGCGGTTATAGATTAAGAGATGGTCAAACTATCTGGCAAAACGGTCCTGTAATCGAGGCAATGGAAAGAGGTGCCATCTTATTACTTGATGAGATTGACCTTGCGTCTAATAAAATCATGTGCTTACAACCAATCCTTGAAGGTTCTGGCGTGTATGTTAAAAAGATAAACAAATTTGTTAAACCTAAACTTGGTTTCAACGTGATTGCTACTGCTAACACTAAAGGTCAAGGTAGTGATGATGGTAAGTTTATCGGTACTAACGTATTGAACGAGGCATTCCTTGAGAGATTTCCTGTTACATTTGAACAAGAATATCCAAGTGCTAAGATTGAAGAAAAAATTGTTAGTACAAAATTAAAATCTGCTGGTAAGTCTGATGACAAGTTTGCTCACAATCTAGTAACGTGGGCTGATGTGATTAGAAAGACCTACAAAGACGGTGGTGTTGATGAGATAATCAGTACCAGAAGACTTGTACATATTGCTGAGGCATACGGTATCTTTAAAAACAAGATGAAGGCAATACAAGTATGTACTAATAGATTTGATGATGACACTAAAAACTCATTTGTAGATTTATATACAAAAGTTGATAGTGGTGCTTCAGTAGAGGACATCCTTGAGGCTAAAAAGAAGGCCGAACAGGATGCTATTCTACAAGAGAATTCCAATGATAGTGAGGATGACAAAGATGAGGATATCCAAGTCTAGTCTAAAATCTATTCATAGTGTAAGTCCGCTTGTGGTCCGAAAGGGCCACAAGTTAAACTTTATAGAGGAGAATAATGAGTAACTTTAAAGACAATAGTGGATTAGAAACTATCAAAACTAAAACCTCAAAAGAGGAACGTGATAGAATGATGAAAGAATTTTTAGAAAAAGGTGGCAAAATAGTTAAATTAAAACCAGGTATGGCATACAATATGGGTTCTTTAGATAAGAGTAAGAAACCTGCCTATACAAAAGATGATATTGAAAAGGGTGTTAAAGGACATGCACCTGCACCAAATTAAAGTACATATAAAAAAGGTTCGTACCATGACTTTGATGTGGGTGGTGATAAACCACCTGTATGGGAAAAACAACCAAAAAATGAGATGGGAGGTAAATAGTTAGTGGCCATTACAGTAGAAGTAAGAGGTGGTAATTTAGAGAAGGCTATGCGTGTACTTAAAAAGAAAGTACAAAAGGCAGGTATTGTAAAAGAGATAAGAGCAAAACAATACTTTTCTAAACCATCAGAAATTAAACGTGAAAAAGCCAAAGAACGTGCTAAAGTAATTAGAAAAATGCAAAAGTCTAATGACGAGATGTTAGGATATCGTTGGGTAAAAGGCGTTAAAGTTAAAAGAATATAGGAATTCTATGCCGTCTGTGTCAAATGATTATATATATTATTACTACGAGGCGGTTCGTAAGACCTTGTAGAGGTATAGATACGTTAGGGTTGTACGTTGATTAAAAATCTAAAACAACCCACACAAATCGGTGATGTTTGGTAGTTTAACTCCGTGACAAAACGAAACTACCATTTTATTTTATAAGAAGGGTTGACATTTTACAAATCGTTCTTATATAAATAATATTGAATATGCCAAATGGGTATTCGATATAAAGATAACTTTGCTTAAACAAGGAGGTTAATTATGACTAATAAAGCATTATCTATTTTTAATCAATTAAGACCAGTAACCGTTGGGTTTGATAACGTGTTCGACCATTTTGAAAGAATGATGGACGACCATAATTTCAACGAAATGGTTAGATACAACTATCCACCATACAATATCGTAAAGACAGGTGACTATACCTACAATATTGAACTAGCACTTGCTGGTTTCAATAAAAAAGATATTGATATTACTATGGAAGACGGTGTCTTAAATATCAAATCATCTGTAGAAGCAACTAAAGATAAAGACGAGGATGGAGTAATCCATAAAGGTATCGCTAAAAGATACTTCACTAAATCTTTTACAATTGCTGAAGATGTTGAAGTTAAAGGCGCTGAATTAAAAGATGGTCTTTTAAAAGTGTCTTTAGAAAGAATTGTTCCTGAGTCTAAAAAACCAAGAACAATATCTATTAAGTAATCTAAAACGAGAAAGCGCTAAGACTTGACTTCTTGGCGCTTTCCGTATATAATGAGTCTAAATTATTAAGGAGTTTTATTATGGACAAGTGGAATATTATAGATCACACATTTAAATATAGAATAGGTGATAGTGATGAAAAAGGCGGCTGTACTTTTATCGGCGGCGAATGGGTAGATATAGATACCAACCAATTATTTAAAAACAAAAAAGTTATATTGTTCAGTTTACCTGGCGCATTTACGCCAACTTGTTCTGGACAACAATTACCAATGTATGATGCATTGTATTCAAAATTTAAAGACCAAGGTTTTGATGAGGTATATTGTATATCTGTAAATGATGCGTTTGTTATGAACGCTTGGGCTAGAGATTTAAAAATTGAAAACGTTAAGATGATACCAGACGGTTGTGGTACATTTACGAGATCAATGGGTATGTTAGTGAATAAACCTGCTCAAGGATTTGGTATGAGATCGTGGAGATATTCAGCGATTATTAATGATGGTGAAGTACAAGAGTTTTTTGAAGAGCCAGGAATTAATAATGAGAGTGCTGATGATGACCCATATACAGTTTCATCACCAGAACATATGTTAAGTTTTTTACAAGCGAATGAAATTGATAAAAGCTTATAACATTGACAATAAGACTAAATTATGATAAACTTATATTATATTATGAAAAGGAGTGAATATGAATCTATCAAGTGACACAGTAAATGTGTTAAAAAACTTTTCGGATATTAATCAAAACATTTTGGTTAAACCTGGAAACAAAATACAAACTATCTCTACTATGAAAAATATCTTGGCTGAAGCTGAGGTAAGTGAGAAGTTTGAAGACGAGTTTGCGATATATGATCTACCAGAGTTTTTAAGATCGGTTGAACTATTTGAGAAACCAGAACTTAAATTTAATGGTGGTACTAATGTTAAAATATCACAAGCTTCACAATCAATCAAATATTTCTTTGCTGATAAATCTGTTATAGTATCGCCTTCAAAAGGTATTACAATGCCAGATAAACACGTCACGTTTACTTTAAAGAAAAATGACTTTGCTAAATTGATGAAAGGTGCGACTACGTTAAATCTACCTGACATTGCTGTTAAAGGTGACGGTAAAGTAATCAAAATGATTGCAACAGATAAGAAAAACAAATCATCTAACGAGTATTCTATTGATGTAGGTGAGACAGATAAATCGTTTAATGGTTTCTTTAGAACAGAAAACTTTAAACAAATTGTTGATGATTATGATGTTGCTATTTCAAAAGCGAAGATTTCTCATTTTGTAAATAGAAATAAATCTGTACAATATTGGATAGCATTAGAACCTGACTCTGAATTTTAAGGGAGGTTTTAAATGTCTGATTTTCTATGGGTTGAGAAATACCGACCTAAAAAAATAAGTGATTGTATTCTTACAGAAGATTTAAAGAATACATTTACACAATTTCTAAAACAAAAAGAAATACCAAATTTGCTTCTATCTGGTAGCGCTGGTACTGGTAAGACGACTGTCGCCAGAGCTCTATGTGAAGAACTAGGTAGTGATTATATCATTATCAATGGTTCTGACGAAGGTAGACAAATAGATACTGTAAGAAGTAAAATTAAAAACTTTGCTTCTACAGTATCACTAACCGAAGACGCAAATCACAAAGTTGTTATAATAGACGAGGCTGATTATATGAATGCTGATAGTGTTCAACCAGCTCTCCGTAATTTTATAGAAACCTTTTATAAGAATTGTCGTTTTATCTTTACCTGTAATTACAAAAACAAAATCATACCAGCTCTACACTCCAGATGCACTGTGGTAGATTTTAAAATTGTAAATGGTCAAAGAGTTAAAACTGCTACTGCCTTTCTTACTAGACTAGAGGGTGTGCTTAAAGATGAGAATATAGAGTTTGATAAGAAGGTATTAGCAGAGTTAATTCAAAAGTATTATCCAGATTTTAGAAGAACAATAAACGAACTACAAAGATATTCTGTAAGGGGTAAAATTGATAGTGGTATATTATTTAATCTAGGAGAGGCGAATACTAAAGAACTTGTAAAGATACTAAAAGAAAAGCGTTTTAATGACATGAGAAAATGGGTTGTACAAAACCTAGACAAAGAGGCTTCAGCGTTGTTTAAGACGCTCTATGAGACGCTATATACCTCTTTAGATGCGAAGTCAGTACCTCAGGCGATTTTGATTATCGCTGGTTATCAATACAAGTCAGCATTTGTCGCTGACCAAGAGATTAATATGGTCGCTTGTTTAACAGAGATTATGGCAGGTTGTAAATTTAAATAAACTAAATAAGAACAAAAGAGTATATTATGCCAGGTAAGTGGGACGGTAAAAGTAGAATATCCAATGACAAATATAGGGATGGTTATGATAGAATTTTCAAAACAAACCCTATCGCCAAAGATGTACGAACACCTAAGTACAAGCCTCGTATAGTAAAACCAAAAAAGGGGAAGGGTAGTTACAGTAGAAATGGCGAGAAGAACGTTATTAAGAACATTGATAGTTAGAGCTAGAATGTTTTGGGCTGACATTAGAGGACACCACGGAAAAGTTTGGAATTATGAACCAGGCGATTATTACATGGGTAGTCACAAAGGTCACAAAAAACACTTAAAAAGATAATGAAAGTTTTATATTATGTACGAGTTGAGAGATTATTTAAACGCAATTAACTTTACAAAAGAAAATTTATTAGACACAACAGACGAAACTTGGGAAAAAAAATATCCACCTTTCGTAATAAACAAGTGTCTTTCCGTACACTACGACTGTATTGCTCAAGCCAACGAAATGAATGGCTATCACTTCCTAGATAAGAAAACACAGTTTCACTTTTATATAAATAGTATTAGAAAAAAGAAGCGATTTGGTGGCAAGTGGTTATCACAAGCCAAGTTGAAGAATTTAGAGTATGTAAAAGAGTATTATGGATATAGCAATGAGAAGGCAAAAGATGCTCTCAATATACTTACTGAGGAACAAATTGAACTAATTAAGATTAGCCTTTTAAAAGGTGGGAGAACAAGATGAGCGAAGAAGCAATCAATTGGTCCGCTGACAGTATGTTAGAGGTTACAATTAAGCAACCAGATGACTTTTTAAAGATCAGAGAGACTTTAACTAGAATTGGTGTTGCAAGTAGAAAAGATAAAACATTATTTCAAAGTTGTCACATATTACACAAACAAGGTAAATATTTCATAACACATTTTAAAGAACTATTTGCGTTAGATGGTAAGAAAGCAACTTTAACACAAAACGATATTCAAAGACGAAACACAATCTCTATCTTATTACAAGATTGGAATTTAATTGATATAGTGGATAAAGCAAAGTCGGAAGACAAAGCACCATTATCACAAATCAAAGTATTACCTTTTAAAGAAAAAAAAGAGTGGAACTTATCGGCAAAATATAATATAGGGAAAAAAGTGGAAGCCAAGGATAATACTGATAATGCAAGTACCGAAGTTTAAAGAGTTTATTACAGAAACAGATATAGGTCGTAAAGATAAACCTATGACAGTTGCTATTGTAACTGTGGCAGATTCAAAAGACCCAAAAGAAAACACTACTGCTGATCTTATAACAAAAGCTTGTAAGAAAAAAGGTATTAAGTGTATAATCGTAAATACCAAATCAACAATTATCACAGCTAAAGATGAAGACAAAGGTACACTTACTGTCTATAATTATGATGGTAAAAATGCTGAACATACATTTGTAGGTAGAGATACTGTTTGTATAGTTAGAGGTGGCGCATTAGAAGATGAAGCAGGTCTTTCTTTAATATCATCATTTCAAAACTCACAAGCATTTATGATAAACACAAGAGCAGCGATGTTGACTTGTGATAATAAACTAACAACTGCTTTGTTATTTGAGAAGTTTGGTATACCAACTCCAAAAACAGCATTTGTATCTAATGAGAATAATATTAAAACTGCTTTAGATATGGTAGGTGGAAAATTCCCTATCATACTAAAAACACTAACAGGAACACAAGGCGTAGGCGTTATCAAAATAGAAAGTTACGAAGGTCTTGTGGCCACTGTTCAAGCGATGTGGAAACTAGAAGCAGAATTACTAATACAAGAATACATGCCTAGTGATTTTGATGTAAGAACTTTTGTGGTAGATAACAAAATATTTGCTAGTACAAAAAGAGTACATAGTACATATGACTTTAGATCAAATACACATAGAGGTGCTGAGGCAGAACCATATATTTTAAGTGATGAAGAAAAAGAATTAGTATTAAAAGCGGCTAGATTATCTAGAGCTTATATGGTAGGTGTTGACCATATCATACATAAAAACAAACCATACTTGTTAGAGATTAATGGTAGTCCTGGATCAGGAGCTGATTACGAAGGTTATCAACATAGAGATTATTATGCTGACGCAGAACCAGCTGGTAGAATAGATGGTGAGAAAATGATGTCAAATGTAATAGATCATATACAAGATAGAGCTCATTGGGATAGACAATCACTTATAGAATGTGGTTGGTTAGAAACTGTTGAGTTAGATGAAGTAGGTAAAGTAAGAGTTAAGTTTGATACTGGTAATGGTTCCAAGGCTTGTGCTT